AAGCTGTCGTTGAATCTGATGATTTCCAGAAAAATAGAATTGATGCACTTGAAGCAATTAAACAAGGTGCCGCTGATGCAGTCAATAATAATGTAGTTTCTATTGACAGAAAGTAAGGTGATCTCATGGGAAACATGGGTGCAATGGCTGGGTTATGGAGACAAATCCAGAACGAAATGCGTGATGCCGTAAGCGAAGCTGAGAGTAAAACGTTCTTAACAGCCAATCAAGAGCTTACTGCTTCTTATGCAGGTGGAGAACCAATACCTCCAGAGCAAGGTGGATATGTAAGAACATATCAGATGAAAAACTCTGCAAGAACAACTGGCGTTGTTGGTGGCGGAGATTCTGTTAGTGCCACCGTGTATCTTGATCAGGGATACAATTATAATACTGGAACTTATTCTACTCCTCACGTCTTTTCAGAAGCGGAATCTGGGGGATCTGGTATTGTATTAACTTCTGGATTCTGGCAACGTACAGAGCAAAAAGCTCAACAATACGCTGAACAGGCATTTGCAAAAAGATTTAAACAATAATTTCTTTTCACATCAAATCTGATGTAAATTTCACAAAATAAAACCAAGATTTTATATGCTCAGTAACCACAATATATGGTATTCAGTTTTATGAATATTACTATATATTGTGGTTATATTTATTTTACAACAGGAGGTTTTTACCGTTGGCTAGATTTACGGTATATAACAAGATTACATCTCCAGAAAAATTAGCATTAGTCAATGAAGATAACAAAGATTTAGGCAATGAGTGGTTAGATTACCTTGCTTCTGTTGATCGTGCGCAGAGTACGATCAAAGGTTATCGCAATGACTTAGATATTTTCTGGTGTTGGAATCTGGAACATAATAAAAATAAGGACTTTGCTAAATTAACCAAACGTGACATTGCTAAATTTCAAAATCATGCAATTAACGTATGGGGGTGGAGTCCTAAACGAACAAGACGTGTTAAATCATGTCTTTCTTCTTTATCTGATTATATCGAAAATATGTTAGATGAGGAAGAAGAATTTGAAGGATTCAGAAAAATTGTAAATAAGATTGAGAATCCTGCAAATGAGGCAGTGCGTGAGAAAACGATTCTGCCAGATGAAAAAGTTGATGACTTATTAAAAACTCTTGTCGAACAAGAGAAATATGAAAAAGCGTGTGCTATCGCTATTGCTGCTTATTCTGGAATGAGAAAATCTGAAATCATTCAGATGAAGATGTCTTATTTTACTGAAGATGCTCTTGAATTTGATGGTGCTTTATATAAAACGCCAAAGATTCGCACCAAGGGTCGTGGTAAATTAGGTAAGCAGTTAAACAAATTTATCCTTGTTGATGTTAAAAAATACATTGATTTATGGGATAAACAACGTAAAGAACTTGGCGTTGACATTGATGATATCTTTGTAACGAAAGATAAAAATGGTTGGCATCGTAGATCCAATCTTGACAAATGGACAGCTGAATTTTCAAAGATGTTGGACGTAGACTTCTACTACCATTGTATGAGACATTATACTTGTACTGCTTTCGCAAAGAAGAATATTCCGATTGATGTTATCAAAGAATTCTTTGGATGGTCTTCTACGGAATTGGTTGGTATTTACAACGATTCATCCGCAGAAGATGACTTCGGAAAATACTTTACAAAAGACGGTATTAAAGAAGGGAAACAAGGTTCTTTGTCTGATTTATAGTATTGGAAAAATATACCTGTATACATACAATATATTACTATGATATACTCAAACTCGCAATGATCAATTACACAACAAAATCTATGACGTAACACCACTTATATAGTAGGAGATGATGTTATGATGATAGAGAATAGAAAAAATTTTTATACACTTATTTGTGCTGAATGGAGTATGTATGGTGGAGGAATAATTATACATACAGAAGTAAATGTTGGTTCAGTCATCGAAGCACATGAATATGTTTTATCACATCTTTATGACTTCCCTACTGGTACATGGGTACTTAAGCCATGTTTGACAGCAATTAGTTAAACAACAAGTAACAAGTAATTGATCATTGCTCTCACGGGCGGTTGGTATAATGGAATTATACTGGTCTCCAAAACCAGAGATCGGGGTTCGATTCCCTGACCGTCTGTTAATTATATACTGGAACTAAAAGAGTCTATTTTGTATAGGCTCTTTTTATTATGCACAAAATTATGAAAGAGGTGAGTAAATGGATTTTCAAGCTGTCATTACAGCGATATTGGATAAGAGTACTGCTGAGTCTCAATTGAATAATCTTGTACAAGATAGGGATGTGCATATTAACCCTATTGTTGGTACGAACGGATCAACAAATACAACACTTAATAATCAAATTAAAAGACAGGCAAACGCTCAGGCAAAATCATATGTGCAGTATAGTAAATCTGCAATTCAAAAGCAGATGAAACATGCTTCTGGGACATTTTATACTAGCGGAGAAACATCTGTTGATAAAGGTCTTGTTAAACGTGCAAAAGACCAAGCTAAAGAAATGTCTAATGTTGCAAAGCAGATCGCAAACGAAGAAAATGTTTCAACACCAACTGCTTATCAATATGCAGACAAAGCATTAAAAGAACAAGAGAAAGCAAAAAATAAAGCATTAAAAGAGCAAGAGAAAGTTGATAAAAAATATCAAGCAGAACAGAAAAAACTAAATGAGAAAGCTGCTAAGATTGAATCTGACATTCAAGCAAATAGATTTGCTTCTAAATCTGGAAGATATCAAAAACAATTTTCTGGATATGTCGATAATAATAGCAAAGAATACAATGCTGTTTTGAGCAACATTCTTGACTATGAAAAGCAACGTAAAGAAGTCAATAAAATGTATGGGAACTTTAAAAAGGACCCAACTATAAAAAATCGTGACCTTTTGATTGATGCTCATTCAAAACTTGAGCAGTATGATAAAAATGCTACAAATAGTCTATCTTTATTAAATTCTTCTCCTAACAAAGTATTGAAGAGTGATATAGAGAAACAAGTTAAAAAACAAGCCAAACAAGAGGAACAATATAGTGATTGGTTTAATCAAGCTCTTTTCAAAGAGCAAGAGAAAAAAGATTCTTATGTGCAAAATGTTTCTAAGAATCTTGGAAATAAATCATATGATGCTAATTTAGCAGCACAACAAAAGAAACTTAGTGGGTATTACAGTGGCAGTGAAGAATACAAAAATGCGAATAAGTCTTTTGAAGAATATCAAAAGAATGTAAAAGGTTTACAGGAATTACATACTCAATATCAAGCAAATCCTTCAACTGCTAATCAAGATGCGATCATTAAGCAGAATGAGAAAGTAATCCAATCATATGAAAAATTAAACAATGAGATGAAAATTCTCGATGCAACTCAGAGCAAGGCACTTAATCCTGGTGAAGGTAATATTCAAGCAAATAAGATCAGAACTTATATGGAGAATAATACTAAAGCTGCTAAGGAATATGGAGTTGTATTAGAGAATCTTGTGAAACAATCTGAGAACGCTACAACTAAAGGGGAAGCTCAAAGCATTAACCAACAGTTTAAGCAAATGCAGTATGAAATTTCTGCGAAAGGACTTACTGGAAATTCAATGTTTTCAGAAGTTAAGCGTGGATTTAGTCAGATTTCTCAGTTTGTAGGAACATATGGTATCTTGCAATCTGGTATGAACAAAGCACGGGAAATGGTGCAAAATACATATGATGTAGATAGTGCCATGACTCAGCTTCAGATGGCTACTGGTGTATCCAATGATAAAGCCAAAGATTTGATGAAAACATATTCAGATATGGGGCATCAATTAAAGGCTACTGGTACAGATGTTGCTGCTTCTTCTACTGAATGGATGAAACAGGGACAAAGTGTTGAAAAATCTAATAAGCTTGCAGAGAGTTCTATTAAACTTAGCAAGGTTGGTGATTTAACATCTGAAAATGCTACAAAATATTTAACTTCTGCGAGAAAAGGTTATGGTGTTACAAGTGCCGAAGATACCTTGAAAATCGTAGATAAAATGTCTTCTGTAGATATGGCTTCCGCTACTGATGTTGGAGGTTTGGCAGAAGGTATGTCCGAAGTTGCGACGAATGCAAATTTAGCTGGTGTCAGCATGGACAAATTGCTCGGTTATTTAGCAACTATCGGTGAAACAACTCAGGAAGGTATGAGTTCAGTCGGAACTGGTTTGAACGCCATTTTCTCCCGTATGGGAAATATCAAACTAGCACGACTTAAAGATTATCAAAATAATGGCGAAGACCTAGACATTTGGGGCGCAGTGGCATAATACATAAACCACTGTGGCAATTCTTTCTTACGATCATATGAATTTTCATATGTGCTTAAAAGCCGAGGGAACGGTCAATAAGGAGGAAGGATATATCTATATCCGCCTTGAACGACTGAGCGAAAGAAGATCATTTCGATGATTATGCGACAGTCTGAACACACTTCTATATTTCCCATAATTCCTTAAGAAGTGGAGTTGCGGTCAAGTGTAAAGACACTTTTGGAAGTACCGCAACCGCTTCTATATAATGAGTTTATTTCTTGTTATATAGAAGTCATATTGTCTCATTCTACAGGACAAAGTAACAGCTTGGAGTGATGTAGAAACAGTCTTAAAAGGTGAAGGAATTAACCTAAGAGACAAACAAGATAAATTCAGAAATTTCGGTGATGTGCTTGATGAAGTCGCTGGCAAATGGACTAGCTACAGTGACGTATCTCAAAGAGCAATTGCAAAAGCGATGGCTGGTAAACAAAGATTGGTGCCTGAACATACGGTGACGTATGAACGACGCTTTCAAAATATATCGTTAAGAATGATGCCATATCGGAAGAGAGCTGGGGACAGAGAATTCCGAGGAAAGACTGATATTTGGGCGAGATGTGCATAAGCACGTCTTTTTATTTTACACAAAAGGAGATGATTATATTAAAGTTGGGAGAAATCCATTTACTGATGAAGAAGAAAAATATTTAATTGAGAACTATGCTACAGCTACATGGGAAGAAATACTCAAACATATACCAAATAAACGAAAAGATTCGATTGCACACAAAGCTATGAAACTTGGAATAGTTCGTCGAAAAACATGGTCTAAAAAAGACATAAATTTATTAAAAAAGGTTTACTCATCAGATCTATCTGTTGAAGAAATTTCACAACAAATATTCCAAGGTAAATATACTGCTCCTGCAATTCAAACAAAAGCACATAAATTACGTTTAGAGAAATCGGCAAGATGGACAGATGCAGAATTGGAATTACTATTTAAATATTATCCTATCTTGCAACCAGGAGAAATGGAAAAAATGCTACCAAGACATACTAGGGGAAGTATTATTTGTAAAGCACATGAAAATGGACTTGTTTCGTTTCGGTATTGGGGACAAAACGAAATTGATTATTTATTAGAACATTATTCTACTCAGTCAGATGAGGAAATTGCACAATATTTACATAGAACTTCTGAGGCTGTTCGTGGGCAAAGAGATCGTATGAAATTATATCATCCAATTGAAAGATGTATCTACGAAGATATCCCAAAGTTTTTAAGACCTAAAATTAGACCTTGGAGAAGAAAATCAATTGAACATTGTAATAATCAATGCATTATAACTGGAAGTAAGACATATGACGTACATCACTTGTATGCATTTAATTTGATACTATCTGAAACATTAAAGAAGATTGATTTCCCTTTAAAAGAAAACTTTACCGATTATAGTGAAGAAGAATTACAATATTTAACTGATGAATTTTTAAAAATACATAATTCATATCCGCTTGGAATTTGTATTGATCGGAATTTACATAAACAATTTCATAGTATGTATGGACATGGAAACAATACACCAGAACAATTTAAAGAATTTTTAACCAAACAAAATATCAGAATCCGTAACGACTATGTGCTGGCACAGTGATGTGTCAGCCTACGCATCATATCTTATATTCATAAGATAAAGATAGAGTCTGCTCTGCATTTATAATCCTAAGCTAGTCCCTTAGATGAAGATGCAGAATCAAGAAGAAATTCTTGGTCGCCACATATTGGATTGTGTGGTATTATGCAAAAACGCATATAAAGTAACAAAAAAACCAATCATATGGAGCAATTTCTAGTCCTAATGGGCAACTATAAGAAAGCTCAAGAATACGAGAAAGTATCCGAAAATTCTGCTGGATCTACAGATAAAAAGTACAAAGTTTATGAGGATAGTTTGGAAGGACGAACAGAAGATCTCAAAAACTCATTCCAATCTATCTCAACAACATTTGCTGATAAAAACCTTCTTGGTGGAGGAATTACTTTACTATCAAATGTTCTTAATGTAGTTAATAAATTAGTAAGTAGTTTTGGATTATTGCAAACTGCTGCCGCTGGCTTTGCTGGCATTAAACTTTTTAAAAACCTAGGTTGACCCTATCTCAAAATCATTAGGGTGACAGTGAGCCTACTATATATAAGGAAGAAACAGAAATGGTGTTTTGGACAAATATATAGGATACGGGGTTTTAAAATACACGTATCAGGAGTAATTGCTGGAACGAAAAAGGATATCAAAACTGAAACGGAATTGGCAACAATAGACGGAATAGTTTAAGAATTTGATATTCATATCGTATTATACGATTGTATCTAATCAGCCGCACACATTCTTACCGTATAGGAAGATATCGGTAAACTACCGCATAAGAAACGTGCTTCGGGATAAGGCACAGTAGCTAAGATGTTTCAATAAGAATGGATGTTCAGAGACTACCGATCCTGACAGATAATGACGACCTTATGATCATTGTCTGGTAATGTATAGCCCAAAAGTGTAAATTAATGTCGATGTTTTACCTGCTATCATCGTTTGCGTACAGAGATATTTCATCTCTAAGCAGGGAATTCAAATTCAAATTTTATGTAAAAAGTGACCTTCGAAAAGTCCTTATTTTATAAGGGTTTTTGAAGATTGGTATTTTGGCAAATTGTATTTTATTTTATACAAGGTTGCTAAAATCAAGTTTATTTCTATACTAACCAATGTAAGGAACTTATTTTGGTAATGAGAACGACTCATGACCGTTCTTTATTATATTGAGTGATAAGTAGACAGAGTAATTAACTGTCGTGTGATATTTGTCTAACCTCGCTTCAGTCACACTTATCACTCTACTTCTATTAAACTGTAAATATTAATGAAGCGAGAGATTTGAGGTTTTAATGATCAACACTAAAGAAAACTTAGAAAACGAAATTGCAACAATCAATGAAGAATTTGGATTAGAGGAAGAAAGCGGTGTAGTGACTACTACTTCTCTCAAGGTTGCAGAAGTTTATGGAAAGGATCATGCAGATGTTATGAAGAAAATTCGACATTTCATTGAGGTCATTCCAGAACTTAACGACGGAAATTTTTCCTTGGTTGAATATAAGGATGGAAAAGGTGAAATGCGCCCAATGTATCGTATGGATCGCAAAGGGTTTGCAATGCTTGTCAATAAATTTACTGGAGACAAAGCTCTGATCTTTACTGCAAAATATACTGATGCTTTTGAAAGAATGATTGAGCTGATTGCACAGTTAAAAGATGAAACAAATAAATTGTATGATATTGCGGTATCAGAAGAATGTCAGCTTCAGAGACAGTATGATGCAGATAAAGTCAAATATGCAGTTCGCAATATTGATCGTATTCTGGCAGAATCAGATTATACAAATCTTGAGGCAAATGTCGAAAAAATCATTGATGTACATACCCATCTGAAGAAAAAAGATAGATATGAATATCATAGAAGATTAAATGCTACGGATTATAAACAGAAAATCGTTACGATGATCGATGATAAACTAGAAGCAATTATTTCTTCTCCGAAATCAATGAATCCTATGTATCGCACAACTGCGGAATATGTATTAAATAATCTGAAACGCAGATATATTGAGACAACTCATCGCAGTACAGGAAAGAAACTTGCTTATAAAGAAGCAAAATTAAAAGAAAAAGATTTACAGATTGACGAATTAAAAAAGAAAATTAGTTAATATCCATAACAAAAAAACAGTCTATTAGAAACCATTTACGGCAACTAATAGACTGTAGATCCTTTGGAAATGCAATGACGAACTTGGAAGATAACTCGTTGCATTTCTTGTAAACTTAACCGTATAACTTGACGATAAATAAGTTATATGGGATATTTTTATATTAATACAGAGATATTATTTTGTCAATAATTAGTCGTAGAAAGCTGATTTGTTGCATAAATAGATAATGTAATATCAAGTATATACGCACTGTGTAATGAATTTAATTACTAAAACAAACATCACTTCTCTTACGATTATATATTATGCCAAACAATACGAAAGGATTGATAATTATATGAAAATAAAAACATATTTGACTTCCTTACAAAAATTTGTTCCATTCCATAAACGAAAGTGGTATAATATACAGTTGCAAAGGAAGGAGGATAAAACAATGGGCTACAATGTATTAGATGTTTGTCGTCATGCTATTAACTATAGTAATGAAAAAGATTATGGTATTTCTAATCTTAAACTTCAGAAGATACTTTATTTTATACAAGCGTATTTTTTACTAGAGAAAAAAGATCATACTCCTTGTTTTAATGAAAAAATTGAGGCATGGGCTTTCGGTCCCGTCGTACCAGAAGCATATCACGAATATAAACAATATGGAAGCTGTGATATACCAACTATTGAATCATATGTGGTCATTGATGAAGATAATATTTGGAATTCATATAGAGTTGAATATCATGACGATGTTATTAAAGAAAACGATAAACAACTTATTGACCGAGTTATTGATAAGTTTGCGGATTATTCAGCAACAGATCTTGTAACATTAACGCATCGTCAATCACCTTGGATGGATGTTTACGAAAAAGACCAGAACAACGAAATTACAATTGATTCAATAAGGAAGTATTTTGATGTCGCATAATAATTTAGACATACTCTTTCGTACTGATGAGTCTACAAGTTCAGACTCAGGACAATCTAAAGAGTTTAAAAACACAAAGAGAAAAATAAATCAAATATGTAATGCTTTAAAAATAGAGCCACATAAATACAATCCCAAAATTACGGTTGAGAATATCAATAAATATATTGCATCGCCAAATAAATTAGATAGAATACTTTATTCTGAGATAAGTAGTTTTGTGTTCTCGTTAAAGGCGACAGACCGTGGTATCTTTGCAACAAATTTAGAGAAATTATTGCTACATTCTTTAGATAAAAGTAATAATGTTGTTATTGACACACAGAAAATAATCATCAAAATGTATGATCATGTGCAACTTGCATTATATCAGATTGAAAACACAAACAATATTTTTGCAGATAGTATTGAAGAGGCTAAAGAAAATTTACATAAACAAATCAAAGGAGTTGAAAAAGAATATATCACTATTCTTGGTATTTTCGCATCAATCGTACTTGCATTTGTAGGCGGAATTACATTTTCTACTTCTGTTCTTCAGAATATTTCAGCAGTCAGTATATTTAGATTACTTCTTACGGTTGATTTTTTAGCATTTGTTCTTATTAATACTATTTATGTTTTGGTAAAATTTATCTTTGAAATCAACGATCGAAACACTGAAATGTTTAGCATTAAAACAATTAATATTGCATGTATAGTAATCGCATGTGTTATTATTGGTGCATGGTTGTTAAATATGGACAAACTTCAAAGTTTTATATCTAATCATCTATTTTGGAGTAAACAACAACCTAGGTACATATCTTCATTTTGGAGAATATAATTACATATAAATAAAAAGAGAGGGCACTCAATCCTCTCTTTTATTATGTACAAAATTATTTAGGTGTCGCTCCACTTGCTAGTGCTTCTATTGCTATTTTACTCGCAACATTGGCAATAATCGAAAATGATGTACTTGTAAGATGCTCTCCAACAAATTTCTTGGCTTTCTTCCAGACTGTGTCATCTTTAATATTGTCCAAAAATTCGTGACCTTTAAACGATAATGAATCCACTTCAACTTGTCTAAAATTCAATGTTTCTGGAGTCATTGTAGCAATGACCATATCTTCAAAATATAATTGAGCAACTACATATCTAATTTCATCTTCTGTATATCGTGACGATAATTTTTTATCATGTGTAATTTCATAGAAAACACGAGAATGGATAGATCGATTCCCTCTATCATCGTCTTCATAAATACAATTTTCTTCAATGTAAATCATTACATCTCTAATACAATCATGATTTAATTTCATAAATTTATACTCCTTTCAGAAAGTAGGTGATTTGATGCAAACTATAACAATTCGACAAAGAACTCGCAAACAAGGTTTGAACTTTAGTCATCCCGAACAAGAACTTCCTTATATTATTGAGATTGATGGGAAGCCATTAGAAAATGTTCGTAAGTTTGAACTCACATTAGAAAATGCCATGGTAGATGGACATCTCGATATTGATAATGTCGCAACATACTCCGTAACACATTATGGAATGACATACGATGATCTCAATAAAGGATATGGAATCCCTGCTGAAAGTAAATAGTTAATCCTCTCTTTTTCTACCACTTATATCCGCAGTTGTTGCACTTGAACGTCTTGCCTATACTAGAACTTAATATTCCTACTGCCATTATTCCTATTGCTCTCGAAGCAAATCCAATCTTTTTGATATTTGTTGAACCACAATTAGGACATGAAGGTTTGTGAATAACTGGTTGTTGTTGAGGTAGTGGTTTGCTTTCTGTATCTCTGCCCCAGAAATTAGTAATATAATTGATAGCATCTACTTTCATAATTAATTGTATATCATACGGATAAGAAAATGGAATATATTTTTTATCATTTAAAAAATGTATAAATTCATTCTTTTCTTGATTTGATAATTCTGGAATCAATTGAATATGCTTAATAGCCTCTTTACTACAATACCCATATTGTTTTAAACTATCATACACTGGTGTTAAATCATATGTAACGTCATTATCCTTTATAATACATCTTTTATTTTTTGGTATATTTTTTATAACATATTCTCTAAATTCAGTTTGTGTTTCAAAATCGTCATAATTAGTAGGAATAATATCTGATGTCATAACTGTTTTAATAAATTCAAGAATCCCACTATAGCTAATATCGATATCACTTTCATCTATTCTGTCAGTTAATTCTTCGAAAATCTCTGAAGAATATTTACTTTTTAATTTAGGAACTATATCTGAAAAATCTACTACTACACCATTGAAATTACATTTTGTATTGGTTCTCTTTTCTTTTAATTTTAATTGTTCGAAATATTCCTTAACTGGATATCCGCAATGCACACATTCTTTTGACTGATCTGAAATTTCTTTGCCGCATTCTGGGCATGTTGTAAGTGCCATAATTTATTTACCTCCGATACATTTACTAAATAAATTGTATCATTATATATACTAGAACGCAACTCGTATATTATAATAAAACACTTTTGTCACTGCAAAATCGAGGTAAAGATGCGAAGATACAAGAAGCATTAAAGAATCTTGATCCAGAAGAAAGAAATATGTCAAATGCATATTTCAAAAATGCTGTAGAAAAAGTAGCAAAAAATGAAGAAGGTTATACTCCAAAACAACGTGTAGAAACATTAATAAATAAAAACATTCCAAGAGAAACCATTTCAGATCTTATGAATACTGCCGTTAATCAGCCAAATTCTGATTATGCAGATCAAATTAAAGATGTAACTGAAGCAGTAGATTCGATTCCTAAATCTGCTGAAAAAGCTGGACATGCAGCCAGAGATTTAAACAAGAATCTGAAGTTTAGTGATGCCGAAAAATCAACAACTGGTTTTGCAAGTAAATTTAAGACAAAAATGTCTGACGGTGTTGAAAAAACAAAAGCAAAACTTGGTGAGTTTAAAGGTGCAATTAAAGATATAGGCACTGGGTTAAAAGAAACTATGGTTGCTAATCTCCCTGCCGTATTACTTGCTGCTGGTACTGCTGCTGCCGCTGGTGTCAATGCATTAGCTAACAATATTCGTAGCAGAGCATTAAACGCAGGCACAAAGAATCTCAACAAATACAACAAGAAAATCAATAAGAGTCAGTCTAAACTCGACTCTGTAAATGACATCAAGGCAGAGTTCAATAGACTCGCCAAAGGTGTCGATAATACTACAAATCAAAACGTAGGTCTTTCTACATCTGACTATAGTCGCTATCTTGAATTAAAGAAACAGCTTGTCAAAACCAACAAAGACCTTGTTAAATCAATGGATAGTGAAGGAAATGCTATCATTGACAACAATTCTGCGATTGACAAATCTATCAAGAAATATGAACGTCAAATCCAGAAAAATAAACAAGCAATTGCCAGTAAGAAGAATTTAGCTATTCAGAACAAAGCTGCTGCTTTAAATATGAATAAAGCGACTGAAGGTTATCAAGTTGGTGACAGAAGCCTTGCTAGTAATGTCGGACGTATCTTATCTGGTGGTAAATCTGGCGTAGGTTTAGCTGGCGCTGGTATTGGTGCAGCAATTGGAACACTGATTGCTCCTGGTGCTGGTACGGCTGTTGGTGCAGGTATTGGCTATAGCTTACAAAGTGCAGCCAACTTAATTGGTTCTTCTCTGCTCGGAACAAATGATGTAGGCGCATTACATAGTATCTTTGCAAGCAAGAAATCTATTGCAAGTGATGGATTAAATTCTAATAAATCTAATCTCATTAGCATGATCAAGAACACAACAGCTTATAAGAAAGAAGCTAAGAGTATTCTTGGTAAAAATGCAGACCTTGATAATTTAACAGATCAGCAGTTATCTACATTATTAAATAATGCAAACTTTGATAGTGGTGGACTCGGTGTTAAAGACAACACTATGAGCAAATATGTTGAAGCAACAAAGAGTAATCTGAAAGAAGTTCAAGATCAGCTCAAAGAGTTTAAGTCTACTACTCTTGAGAATACACTTGAAGCATCTCAAGGATTTGCAACATTAGACAAGACATCACAGGAATTTGCCAAGAATTATGTAAGTAATATGGATCTAAGTTCTGATAAAATGTCTGGTAAAGGTGCTACAAAATATCTTGAGGAACAAGAACAGAAAGTTCGTAGTTTTACAAGTAAACTGGCAACTGATAGTTCTTTTAAAGATGCTTATAAGAATTTTACAGATTTAAAGAGTGATACGTCTAAAAACGCTACAGATTGGCAAAACTCAATAAATAAACAGTTTAAAACTCTTAAGCAAAAAACAGGAATGTCTAACAAAGAATTGTCTGGAGCATTAGGAGTAAGTTTATCTGGCAGTGACGTATTGACATCTGATGGACAGAATGTACAAAAGATGATTAAGAAACTAAATAATAGTTTCTCTTCTGATATTACTAAAAACCAAAAAGGTTTAACAGATCTTATTAAAAAAGATACTTTAAGCGATATGGTTTCTACATATAGGAAACAACATGCTAATAGATTATCCAGTGGATCATCTAAACAAGGCAATGTAGATCTTAATGGTAGACCTGTATTATTAAACAAAGACAAATCATATAGCACATTACTTTCTTCTTCTATGGCTGGTGCAGATGGCAGTGCCTTTGAAGGTAAGGAAATTATGTATACTCCTGTTCTAGCAAGTTCTGGAAAGAAACTTGATGAGAAAACGATGCAGGAATATATTACACAAATCACATCAAAAGCATCAAGTAAAGAAGAGTTACTAAAACTTGATTCTAAAGGTCTGGAAATTGGCGGACAGAAGGTAAAAAATGTCATTGAAGGTGTGGCAAATTCTGTAGATGAAGCAAATAAAAAGACAGAAGATTTCCATAAAAACAATGAAAACGGATATACTGAAGAAGCTAAATCTTTACAAAAGATTAAGGATTACATGACTAAACAGGGTGGAGACTACGCCAAATTAGGTGAAAAACTCAACTCTTCTGTAGACTTTGATAAAATCTTTGGTAAAGGATATTTTGAAAATCTTAGTCTTGACCAATTATCTGAAGCTTATGACTTAATTACTGATAAGAATGAAATTTTCACAGGTTCTCTCGATCAGTTAAAACAACGTCTTGATAATGTTGTAAAATACAAAGACAGTGGATTATCTTATACTCTTGATTCATACACTCAAGCTACAAAATCTGCTGACGATGATGCTAATTACAATACTTTTGTATCTGGATTAAAGAGTGCTAAAGACGAATGGGATAAAGGTAAAGTCGGAACCGACCAATTCAAGCAAATGGCAGGTCTTATCTCTCCTACTGGAAAGACGGATGATAAGAACTTTAAGGAAAACTATGATCATATCATGAAGTATTTTACTTCTGATGATTCAGGTCCTAAAGCGTTTGTTAGTCAGTTGCAGAACATGACTAATGCTTCTGGTGAAGCTATGGCAACATTAGACAAAAAGACTGGTGATTATAAAGTCAATATTGATAATACAGCCAAAGCCGCCAAGAAAATGGGTATGGGGCTTGTTCCATTCGAGTCTATGTTAGATAACCTAAAAACATATGGTTGGAAAGTAGATTATTCTTCTTTAACAGAACAATGGGATGATGCGAGCACAAAACTGAATGAATGGTCACAGATTTGGGAGAAAAACGGTGGATCATTGGGCGATTCTCAAGGTAAAGAAATTGAGAATTATAAGCAGAAACTTGAAGAGTTCCGAAAAGAAGGTGAAAAATTACCTGATAATTGGGAGAAGACTCTTACTATTAAAGTTAATGCTGCCGAAGCCACAACAAAACTTACCAATGCCGTTGATGATTACAAACAAAAACTTAAAGATAATGGTGACAGTTGGGCTAAATCTAGTGAAGCAAAAAAGGCTCGTCAAGAAATTTTTGATGATGGATCAAGCGCAACTACTAAAGCCGAAAAAGCCCAAAAAGCTACTTTAAAAGAAGATGGGCTAAAGACTAATCAAAAATATAAAACTGAACGAGATAAAGCTAACAAAAAAGTCCAAGATGCATTAGCAAAAGCGAAAGAATCTGGTTCTGCTAAAGATATGGACGCTTATCAGAAGACTGTCCAAGATCGTAATGATTTAATTGGTAAAGGTGCGACTGACGAAAAATATTATGTTAAAACTCAGTTTAAAAATCGTAACGAAGTAAACAAAGAGTTAAAACGTAATGGTGCAACTGTTGACAAAGATGGTAATGTTACAGCAGGAAAAGGCAATAAGAAAGATATCCAAACCATTATTGATTCCTACAATAAGAATCATAAAGGTAGTGAAATCAAAGTTACTTGGGCTGATGGAAAAGCACCTAAGAAAGATGAAAAATCTGAAAGCTCTACAAAAAAGACAAAAGATGATTCTTCTACTAAGAGTGAAAAGCCTAAGAAACAAGAAAAGCCTGAATCATCTGAAAAAGGAAATAAATCTCCTTCTCTGTTAGACAAATTTAATAATTGGATTAAGGGTAGTCAAACCAAAGAAACCAAAGGTGATTATAAAAAACCTGCCGAAGGTTCTGATAAAAAGACTAGTGATACAGATAAAAAGTATGAATCTGTAAAATCATGGTTTAAGAGTATTCCTTCTAATCTAAATGGACTATTCAAAAACGCACAGACAAAACAGACTTCTACTTCTTATCAGAGACCAAAAGTTCAAGAAACTCAAAGTTGGCAGACGGATAACACTAAATACAACAAAGTAGTATCGAGTGCTAAAAAGTTTGGTGGAGATGTTGCTTCTGGTGCAAAGAACATTGGTTCTTCTGCTTTAAGCGGTGCTAAGAGCATTATCGGAAGTATTGGAAACGGAATAAAAGGATTATTTGGTGGTTCAAAATCTTCTGCTTCTGCTAATCAAAATGCTAGTAAAAAGCAGTCATCTAAGTCAGATGTTAAAGTAAATGCTAAAGGTAATGCTAAAAAGACCATTGACTCTATCAAGAAATCTTTATCTAGCATGAAATCCACAAGCATTTCTATTAAGGCTAAAGGAAATGCAAAGAAAACAATTTCTTCTATTTCTAAATCTCTTAAGAAATTAAAATCTAAGAGCGTTTCTATTAAAGCAAAAGGCAACGCCTCTTCTGTCATTAAGAAGATTGCTAGTGCTTTAAAGAAACTGAAAAACAAGAACATTACCGTCAAAGTAAAAGACAATGCTTCACATAAAATCAGTAGCATTAAAGGAAAGTTGAATGCATTAGGTAAGATGCATCCGACTCCAAAAGTTACCATCAATACAAGTGGATTACATGATGTTGAAGCTGCAAAATCAGCGATCAATGGCTTACATGATAAGTCTGTGAAGGTGTCTGTCAACTATAGTCAAAGTGGAAGTAAGCCAAGTAAAGCCTATGGTACATTTGCTCGTGGAACAATGGCATGGTCAACTGCTTATGTGAGAGGTACGGCAAATGCATTAGCAGGCGGAAATATTGGTGCAAAAACTTCTGGCAAAACACTTGTCGGTGAATTAGGTGCGGAGGCGATTATTCCTAAAAATTCCCAAAGAATGTACCTTCTTGGTACAATGGGTCCTGAATTTGCAGATATTCATTCTGGTGATATTGTCTTCAACCATCAACAAACGGCTGATCTTTTAGCCAATGGACACACTTCTACTCGTGCAAAAGTACAAGGTGGAATGTCTGCATTTGCTCACGGAACATCATTCAAGGCTCTTTCTTCTGGTCAGTCTGCGACAGCTTCTGGTGGATGGCGTGGTGGTATTGCTGAGAAATCTGGTTCTTCCTCTACCAAAAAGCATACAGAATCCACTAAAAAGAATACGGAAGCAACGAAAAAGAACACAGATTCTAAAAAGAAAGACAGCAAAGCTACAGATAAGAGTACAAAGAAAAAGTCAAAATTTGCCATATTGCTTGACAACATGGGTAAACAATTTGACTTTATTGCAATCGCTATTGATCGAGCTGCAACTGCTACAGAAAATTTTGCTAATATGATCAATGATTACGTAAAGCCAGAAGTTAAGCAAAGTGCGCTTTGGAACCAGTATAAATCAACTGGCAAAGAAATTTCTGTAAATCAGCAAGCAGCAAGTAAATATAAATCTGAAGCAAGTTCATTTGCAAATAAGGCAATTAAGACAGTTCCTAAGACAAAGAACAGTTCTAAGACAAAGAATCAGAAACGATTACGGACATACTTTGAACGTGTGCGTAACGGTAGTATGAATATCAATACTATCAAGAATGATAATATGCGTTCTACTGTGGAGTCCTATCAGAATTTATATGAGAAGTACCTTCAAGCTAATTCTGCTGCCCAACAGTTAAAGAATACTCAGCGTGATTTATTCAATCAATGGTTGAATATGCCTACTGAAAAGGCACAGAAAGCAATTGAAAACTTACAAAACTCATACGATACATTATCTAATCGTTCTTCTGCTGCATCTACGGGAGAGTCTGGTGTTGCACGATTAGTTCAAACTTCAAACGATCAGTTATCTGAAGCACAATCTAATGTTTCTTCTGCAAAATCTACTCAGAGTCGTGCCTCTTCTGCTAATAAAACAGCACAAAGAAAAGTTTCAAAAGCAACAAAGAGTCAGAAATCTAAGGCGAAATCTGCTATAAAAGCAGTCAATAAGTCTGGATTATCTAAGAAAAAGAAAGCGTCTCTTAACAAGAATATTAAAGCAGGTAAGACGATTTCTACTAAAGGACTCAAAGGTTCTGCGAAGAAAAAAGCTACTGCTTATAACAAAGCTGTTAAGAGTACAAAGTTTGCGAAATCATCTGCTGCTAAAACAAGTGCAAATCTATCTAATGCCAACAGTGCATTATATGATGCACAGGTATATCTTGAGAATGTGCAAGATTCTCAGGCAATTGCGAGAAATTATGCAGGTCAGCCTGCCTACACATATCAGAATGATGTGTTGAAAAATCAGGTTCAAAATAAGAAAGAACAGTATGAAAAGAGTCAGACTGCTGTAAGAGAAGCTAGTAAGAATCAAGCCAAGTATCAGAAAGAACGTGAAAATGCACAAGCTAATAAGGATAAGGCGGATAGTGCAGTTAGGACCAAAGGCAGTAGTATTCTTAGTGGTAAGAAAGCTAAGAAATTATCTAATTCCCAGAAAAACGCAATTAAGTCTGGAAAAGAAGTTTCTTTAAAAGGAATCAAAGATAAGACTTTATTAAAACAGCTTAAAGCATATAATGAACAGGTTAAGAAAACAAGAGACGCTTCTAATAAATTAGCGCAGGCTAAACAAAATGAGGCGGATGCTACAAATGCTTTGGCAACTGCAAATAAAAATGCGAATGATGCTGCTGCGGATTGGGCTGCTGAACAGACAAATGCCGCTGTGCAATCTCAAGCTAATATTAAAGCATATTATGATGCGAAATCTAATATGGAAGCCACAAATAGTAGCAATGCTTCTTCTGCTGCTAAGTTGAAACAAGCAAAAGGTCAAGACCTTGATGTTTCCGATTATCAAAGCCAGATGGATGCCAATGAGAGACAAGCACAGATCATTGACGAAGAAGCTGCAAAAATGCAAGAGAATCTGAATAATAAACTGAACGATGGTTCTATTAAATATGGTTCTCAAGAATGGATGCAGATGCAAAATGAAATCAATGCTTGTAAAGGTAGTGCGGATGATTTAAGAGCTTCTAATGAAGAACTTAAAAATAGTATGCGTGACGATATTTATTATCGTGGCTTTGAACGTGCTATTAAAGCGGCTCAGAATTTACAAAATTCACTTACAACGATATCTTCTTTGATCGATGAAGATGCAATGTTTGATGATGACGGAAATCTGACTGATTATGGTACTGCTGCCATTGCAACAAATATTGCTAATGTCAAATCTGAAAAAGAAGAATTGAATCAATTGATGCAAGAACGTGCCAAAATGGCTGAGCATCGTGATGAATATTCTGATACAGAATGGGCTGATGCAATTCAAAAGAGCGATCAAGATATTGCGGACGCAGTTAAGAGCATTAAGTCTGCCGAAGATAGTGTGACAACTATTCTGAAGAATAACGCAAAGCAGAAATTAGATGCCATTAACAAAACTATAGATGCTTATAAAGAAGCTATAAAAACTTCTCATGACTACTATACATATGACAAGCAATTGAAATCCTCCAACAAAGATATTCAGATACTAAGATCACAGATAAATGCACTTAATGGGGTGAGCGATGCAGCCAGCCGTGCGAAGAAAGCACGTCTTGAAGCAGAACTCCAAGAAAAACAAGATGCACTTGATGATACAGTAAAAGATCATATTTATAATCTTCAGATTGACGGACTTGATAAGTTAACCACACACTTGAATGATGATTATGAGAAATACTGTAAAGAATTATCTTCTTCTGTCGATAAGATTGAAGAGACATTCACATCTTTATCTGGAACAATCAGTTCAGAGGGTGCAAAAATTGATAGTACGATTACTACTATCTTAGGGCATTATGGCGTTAAGCCAAGTGATCTTGGACTGACAGACAGCAAAGTTACAGGTTACGCACAAGGTGGATTAGTTAAATCCGTGCATAAAAACGGAGATGATGGACTTGCTTCTCTCGCAGTAGGTGAGGAAGTTGCTACTGTCGATGTTGTTAATCTGGCAAATAAAATAAGACAGGATAAGGTGTTAAATGCCTTAGCAAATGGACATACATTGAACGGAATGACTATGGATGGAATTGGAACAACGGAAATTGCAATTAACTTTGGTGAAGCTATCGGAAATCTTAATATTCCTAATGGAGTATCTGATGAAGAATTACAAAGAATCATTAAAGAATCATATAAGTATACTTCTCAGCAAGTTGCTCGTGATGTTGCAAAAACACTTGGTCGCAAACGTCCAGTTTAAACCTTATATAATAAGGAAGAAACAGGTTAAGTAGTGCGTAGAAATACGCACTCTTGCCCGTTATTTTTATGCAAAATTTTATACAGAAAGGAGATTACATATATGTTGTCATTTGAATATAATGGGCAATCTACAAAAACAATCTTGGATACACCTCTAATGGTCGTGCAGTTTGATGTGACAAATGACATCACAGGATTTTCACGAGAGATTGTTAAAGGTGAAAAAACAATGTTACGTCAGGAGACAAATCATTATGGTGCAATGTATTCTGATGAGAGCACATATGAATTTTACCTCGTAAAAGAAAATGGACATGGATTTACAAATTCAGAGCAGAGAAAGATCAATAAGTGGCTGACTTCTCCTACTCTTGTAAAGCCATTAACAGGAATTGCAGATGATAAAGAGACTGTTATTTACAAAGGAATCTTTCAGAATATCGGATGGAAAATGATCACATGCAAACTTGGACAACTTGATGCAGTTCAATGCAGTTTCGTTTGTGACACCCCTTTTATATGGAAACACTATGAGATTTCTGGCGAAGTTGCAACAAGTAATAAATTCTCAACAAACATCTTTGTAGATAGTGATGATACGGAGTATGAGATTTATCCAAAAGTAACGATCACTTCTCAGACAAGTCAAACAGTAACCATCGAAGTTCGTGATGAAAATTCTATGTCGGTACTGTGCAGACCTACTTTACCAGTATGTATTGATTGTAAACATTGTATGGTAACAGATGGAACTGTAACAGGGTTGACTAATTTTGAAGATATTGGATGGGCTGATGTCGGAAATATTTCGTGGCTTCAACTACATGATGGATATAATGTGATAAATATTACAGGTGCGTGTACTTATAAAATAGAGTTCGATGTGCCACAGAAACGGATCGGTGATCTGTTATGATTAAACACAATGCAAAAATTTATTTATGCCGTCCTGACAGAACTGTTATCTGTGCCTTAAATGGAGTGCAGATTAAGAGCGTTGAATACGAACAGCAATTAAAAGATTTTAACCATCTTACATTTAATGTAGACAGATATATAGATGTTGATGGCGAATACGTTGAATCTGCTGGCTATGAGAAGCTAAAAGATCATATGACAATTTATCTTGAAGGACTTGATTATTTTCAACTTCAAGAGCCTTCTCTACAGAATGATAATGGCAGATATGAATATAAGGCATGTGAAGCATATTCTGATGAGAAAACCTTTGAAGATAAAGATATGAAAGGATTGTCTTTCAATAAAGGTACAACAGATTCTATGGAAATGTTGGCTACAAATAACGTAGATGATATGGGCTATGCAAAAGAATATATCACGTTTTGCAACGATAGAAACCATGAATTGTCATTGATGCATCTGGTGTTAGAAAAAGCTCCAGGAGTACCAGGATGGAGTGTCGGTTACATCGATCCTGCAATAAAGAATGAAAAATATTCGTTTGAGGCAGATAATACCAATGCCTATGCGTTCCTTAATACGACTGTTGCCAATGTTGTAAAATGCGTATTTTATTTCGATACAATCAATAGAACGGTAAGTGCGTATGCCAAAGAAAACATAGGAAAAGACACGAATATCTTCATTGGATGGCGTAACGCACTTAATATGCTTAAAATGACTCCGCAGGCAGATACAATGTATAATGCTTTGACAATTCAAGGTGATGAAGAGTTAGATGTTGCGAGAGTCAATTATGGTCGAAGTCAGATTTATAATCTTGATTATTATTTGACTACAAACTATTTTCCTCAAGAAACTATTGATAAGATCAAAACATGGCAAAAGTGGCAAATTGATAACCACGCTAAATATATTGAGAACGGAAAGAAGTCTGCGGAATATCAAGCAAAGATTGATGAGATAAATTATCGTGCGCCAAATGATGGAATCCAGATTGCTCAATATAAAACAATGAATCAAGAAACTCTTGAGAAAACTCTTAAAATGTATGAGCAAATGCTTACTACAATCCAAGTCAGTGTTGATACAAGAGATGACCATGAGAAAGATTCAAACGGAAATTATACAAAATGGGATAAACCAGATGACATTCAGAATCGTGTCTATAAACCTTGGACTACTCCTTCTGGCGAAGTTGATCATGAAAAATATCTTTCTTTACTAAAAGAAAGCAATAAAGGATATTATACATATCAAGAATTAAGAGATTATATTATTCCAAATATTAAGGTAGCAATTCAAAACTTGCATTTAGCCGATGATAAGAAGATTGATTATAATGATGAATTTGAATCAAACTGGGATTTATATGGAATCAAAGAACTTGAAGGCAAACGTGACGAATACAAAAAACAGATTTTAGATATTCTTGCTGCATATCAAAAAGAATGGAATCAACTTACCGATGAAGAAATCAGTAAGGCTGGTGTAAAGGATGAAAAAACCTATAATGTATTCCATAAGAATTTTATTAAGTACAAAAATTGGCTTGGTGATGAAAATACAGAAGGTTCACTTCTATATAAATTAAAAGAGTTAAATGCACAGGTCGATGAACTTGAAACTAAGAAGAAACCATATGACGATGTAATGACAGATATGAATACTCATTCTGAACTTAATGATCCGCAATTTGGATTGACAGATAAAGAATATACTGCTGTCATGAACATTGTTCGTATGGGTGATTATACAAACAATAATATCTTTACTACTTCTCTTGATGACGCAATCACATCTTACGAGCATTGCGAAGAATTATATCAAGATGGATTAAAACGTATCTCTGAAACTTCTCAACCACAATATCAGATTGAAACATCTCTCGATAACATTCTTTCATTAAATGAATATGCAGACGTAAATTCAGATAATAAACAAGGTTGGCATAATCAGTTTACGGTCGGTAACTTTATTCGAGTTGGTGTGCGTGATGATTATGCAGTTAAGTTAAGATTATTGACAATTGCATATAATCCTTGCACAAAAAGTTCGGAAATTAGTGTGACATATACTAACATGATCACGAGTCTAACAGGTAGGGATGATTTTTCTTATCTATTTGATGATACTGCTGCTTCGCAGAAAAATAGTATTTCTGTCGGAACAGGCGACTCCAAAGATTCTGTTGAGTATATGACTAACATGCT